GAGCGAGTTAAAAGTAAACCTGCCGCATCTGCTGGCGTAGGTAGCTACGGTGAAGGCGCTAAAGTTAAAGATCGTTCAGAAGATGATCCGAAACAAGGATTTAGAAATCTTGGCGAGTTCGCTAGTGTTGTTATGGCTGACTGCTTGGGTCGTAATAAAGACGAACGACTGACTCGGGCAGCTTCAACTTTTAGCAATGAATCTGCCGGGCCTGATGGTGGTTATGCTGTTCCTGTTGAATTTGCACAAGGCATTATAAGCATGGCGATGGAAGAACAAAGCCTGTTATCAATGGCCAATGCTACGCCAATCAGCGGCAACACAATGCGATTCCCGAAAGACGAGGGGACGCCTTGGGGAACTACTGGGATTACGGCGGCATGGGAAGGTGAAGGAGTTCAAACCACTCCTACAAAAGAATCTGAACTGAAAGAAATGGAACTGCGTTTGAAAAAACTTAAAGTTCTGGTTCCGGTTACTGAAGAATTGCTAGCTGATGCAACAGCTATGTCTAGCCACATTACCCGCAAAATGGGTGTGCGTTTAGATTGGAAAGTACAGGACGCAATCGTTAATGGTCTTGGATCTGGTCAACCCTTAGGGATCACTAAGTCTTTAGCGTATGTTTCGCAAGCTAAAGAAACGTCACAAACTGCTGACACTATCAACGGTTACAACGTAGCCAAGATGCTTGGCCGTGTAATACAAGGTCCAGGTGCAAACGTTGTGTGGCTGATTAATCCTGATGCTTACAATCAAGTTATCACGATGACGCTGAACAACAACCCAGTGTGGACGGCTCCGCAGTCTGGCTTTAAAGATGCTCCTAGTGGTTTCTTGCTTGGTCGACCAATCATGCAGACAGATACCCTGCAAACACTGGGTGATAAGTTTGACATTATCCTGGCTAACATGAGCGGATATCAAGCTATCACCAAAGCTGGCGCGGCTGAAATGGCAACATCTATGCATTTGTGGTTTGATCAAGACTTGACTGCATTCAGATTGATATTCCGTATGGATGGCAAGCCACTGCTTTCAGGACCTGTAACCCCTCCAAACAGTTCAGTCACTCGCGCCCACTTTGTAACACTTGACGCACGCGCTTAATAAGGAGCAAATAACATGGCAAGCCCAAGATTAGTAGATAATTTTAAATTCGTAACAGGGTGCAATCCTGCTGCGTTAGCAACCACAGCCGGTGATGGTGACTATGTGAGCATGAAAGACTATGCACACTGCACCATGATTTTGACGGTTCTTAATGCTACCACTGTAACAGGTGGAGCGGTGACACTGTTGCAAGCTTCTGACGTAGCCGCAACTGGTGCAAAAGCTTTAGCCTTTACAAAGATGTGGGCAAACACTGATACAGGCGCAAGTGATACTTTGGTGGAAACTGCGGTGACTAGCAACACGTTCACCACTTCTACCACAAACAGCAAAGCGCTGAAATATGTGATCGAGATCGAAGCCACAGACCTGGATATTGCGAACGGCTTTGATTGCTTGCGTATTGATGTCGCTTCTATGGCCAATGCTGTTGGTAACGTTGAGTACATTCTGAGCGGTGCGCGTGAAAAGCCACCAATCGCTAGAAGCGCAATCACTGATTAATGTTTGCTGAAGACTTGTCACTTTTCTTTAATTCCAATGAACTTGGTACATCTGTAACTTTAGACGGCACAACGGTTACAGGTGTACTGGGTGATGGGTATGTAGAGGTTAATTTTGTGCAAACAAAAGCCCCCATCTTTACATACAGAAAAGCTGATAAGTCAAGTGTCGCTGTCAACTCGACTCTAGTAAGTGGCGCAACTACTTACAAGGTAAAAGTGATTCAGCCTGATGTAACTGGAACTGTTTCGCGGCTGGTTTTGGAGAAGCAATAAATGGCGAATCATGTCAGGCAACAACTCAGAGAGGCCATAGCATCGGCTGTAACTGGATTGACTACGACTAGCACAAGAGTATTCCAGAGCCGTGTTTATCCGATTGAAGTATCAAGCTTGCCTTGTTTGGTTATTACTGCTGATGGCGATTCGGTTTCGCCTGAGACTATCCATCATCCTTATCAGCAAAACAGAGCCACTCAAATCAGGATAGAAGCTTATGCACGCGCGGTTTCGGATCTTGACGATACTTTGGATTTAATATGCAAAGAAGTGGAAACGGCAATAGGCGGCGTGTCATCTGGTATAGCCTTAGACATGTATTTACAGGGCACACAGATCGAGTTCGACACACTTGGCGAGCAACCAGTTGGTAAAGCGACAATGATTTACAGTAAAGATTTATTCACATTATCAAATGCACCTGATGTTTTGATTTAGGAGAAAGAAATGGCCACAGCATTAGTATTACGAAACGCGGTTGTGCAGATTCAATCTGCTTTAGCTGCTGCAAAAACGATCACAGCAATATCAAAGGTAACTGAAGCTGTTATCACAGGCACACATGATTACAGCATAGGCGACTACATTTTAATCCAGTCAGTAGGCGGAATGACTCAGATTAATAACAGAGTTGTTCGAGTCAAGTCAGTATCGACCACAGTTTCATTTGTGGCTGAAGGGATTGATTCCACAAACTGGACGACTTACACAAGCGGCGGAACTGCAAAGAAAATCACGTTTGGAACATCATTTGACAACGTAACTAATCTTTCATTGCCTGATGCCTCACCTGATGAGATTGATGCTACAAGTATTCACGATGACGAAAGACAGATTGTGTTCGGGCATGCTGCTGCACAGAAAGGCTCTTTTGCGACTATCGCGAATCCATTAGCTACGGCAATCGTTGAAGTTCAAACTGCCGATCTTGCACAAGAAAGACGAGCTTTTCTGGTTACCTTGTCGAATGGATATAAAGCACTATTCAATGCTTATTGTTCTGGTGGTACAGGTTTTGAAGGTGGTGTTGGCGCGGCCGGAACTGGTCAAGTTAGTTTGACTTTGCGTAACAAGCCTCAGTGGTTTGCGAGCTAATCATGAGCTTAGCTGATAAAATCAGAGAGCAAAGAAAGATCACTGTTAAAGTCGGTGATCTGACTTTTAATGCAAAGCGAGCAACTGCTGAAGAGTTCGCGCGGTATATGTCAGCACAGACGCTTGATGCTGAAGTCTGTCGTTATCATGTGACTGGTTGGTCTGGTGTTAAAGAATCCGATTTGATTGATGACGGTAAAGACGCTGAGACGCCATTTAATCGTGAGTTGTTCTGCGAGATTATTGGCGATAAGCCTGAGTGGTTTAGTGAGATTGCCAAAGCTGTGCTGGCTGATGCAATCGAGCGTGTTACGGCAAGGATCGAAAACGAAAAAAAATAGTAGACTGGATTGCGTACCAGGAAATTGGAATTGATATTGGAGCGCAACCAGTCGAACTAGAAGAGATTCAAAGTAAAAGTATTTTAGGTTTTAATTTGTTGGGCGGCGAGCTTGATTGGAACGCTCTTGAAGGTGTGGCGGAGTATCTTGAAATAACTGATTGTGAGTTGTTTATAGATAATCTGGTGAAACTTAGAGAATATCATTCGAGCAAATAAATGGCCACAGCAACAACACAAATAATCATAACAGCAAAGGATAGCACAGCCGCTGCTTTTGCTTCTGTAAATTCTGGATTATCTGGATTAAGCGGCGCTGCTGTAAAAGCTGGCGCTGCCTTAACTGCCATCGGTGCAACTGCTGCAATCGGATCATTCGCGGCATTCACAAAACAAACAATTGACGCTCAAGACGAGCTTTTCAAACTATCGCAAAAGACTGGCATTGCTGTTGAGTCTTTGGCTGGCTTGCAGTTTGCCGCTGAACAATCTGGCGTTGAACTTGATAAAGTCGCAAAGGCCACGCGCTCATTTAGTTTATTAGTCGCAGAGTCTGCTGATTCTACAAGCGGAGCCGCTAAGAAATTACAGCAACTTGGATTGTCATACAAAGACTTAAAAGACTTATCGCCTGAGAAGCAATTGCTTGCGCTATCTGATGCGTTGCAAAAGTTTGGTAAAGAGGATCGCGCGGTAGCTTTAACGTCATTGCTCGGTAACAGAATAGCTGACTTGATACCGTTGTTATCCGGTGGATCTGCTGAACTTGGCAAACTGATTGAGCAAGGCAAAAAGTTTAACCCGGTCACTGAGCAATCCGCGAAACAAGCAGAACGCTTTAACGACCAAATAAACGTATTAAATAAGTCAGTATCGGCATTAGGCCGTGAGTTCATCCAGGGCATGATACCTGGGCTTACGCGCGTTGCTGATAGGATGGTAGAGGTTACACAACAAAGCGGCTTGCTGGCTGGTGCGCTGGCAGGTGTTAAGCAATTGTTTGTCGAGTCATTCGGAAATCCTAAAATACTTGGCGATGTTGGACAGATCAGGCGGGAGATATTCAAAACTCAAGACGCTATAAAAAATCTTGAGGTTAAAAAAGATTCAGTATTCTTTGATAAAAACGCGCTAGCTCACGAACAAGAAAAGCTGGTGCAGCTTGAGCTTGATCTAAAAAAAGCAATTGGCGCTAGTCAAGGAATCATAGCGGCTCAAGATGTAGCTTCGGCATCAGCTAAAAAATTCGCTATATCAATTGACGAATCGAACGCGCCACTCGCTAAAAGAGCGTCATCAATTGACTCGTTAACTAAAAAAATCAACGATCAAGGCAGGGTAGAAAGCGAGTACATAAAACTTCTTAAGGCTGAAAGACAGGCACAAGATGAGCTTTTAAGACCCTATCAACAGGCGGCATCGTCAGCACAAGATAGACTTCAATCATTGCGGCAGGAAGCGCAAGCGGTCGACCTGGCACAAAAAGAACAAATCACTTTAGCTGAAGCTATCGAGCGTACAACTATCGCGCGATTACAGGAAAAACGAGCCATTACAACAAATGGCACTGCGGTTGCTGAGATCGACAAAGAGATTGCTGCACGTAAAGAAATCATTGACGTAATAAAACAAACAGATAAAAAGACAAAAGAAACTGTCGGTGTTACCCGGTCAGCAACTGATGATGTAAGCCAGTTATGGATGCAAGCCGGGCGCAACATTCAAAGCACATTAGCGAACTCAATATTCAATTTCTTTGATGATGGCCTGTCCGGCATGGTCAAGAATGTCGGCATTGCTGTTGGTCGTATTGCTTCCGAATTTGCAGCATTAAAACTTGCACAGAGTATCGGGTTAGCCAGTGTGTTTAGTGGCGCGTCTGGTGTTGCTGGCGCAGTTGGTGGCGGTGGATCAATACTTGGTAGCGCGGCAAGTCTTGGGACTAATACGCTGAGTTTTGCGCGTGGTGGCTTTGGATTAAGTGGATTATTGGGCGGCGGTTCTGCTGGTATCTTTAGTAATCTTGGCGGAGCAGGGACTGCATTTATTGGCGGGCCTGGAACTGCTTTGGGTGGCTCTGGTTTGGGCGCCGCTGCCGGTCTTGGTTCAAGGCTCGCTGCTGTTGCTGGACCACTGATAGCGGTAGATATTGCTGGTCGATTGTTTGGCGGCAATAAAAAACTAGGCGGCGCCGAGATGATACCGGTAATAGGTGGATTCTTAGCAGGTTTGTTTGGTCGAGGTCCGCTGAAATTTAGACAGCAATCATTACAAGGAGATGTAAGTTCAAGTGGGTTTGATGGTGGAATAACTAACGTATTTAGGGCTAAAGGTGGGTTATTTCGTAGTAATGGGCATAAATCTGTAGAGGAACAGCTTACTTCAGATCAACAACAATTATTTGATAGCGCAATAAGTGGGTTCTATAAATCAGCTCGCGGCTTTGCTGAGAATCTTGGCTTAAGCACTGGCTTAGTCGATACGTTCACTCAATCTATTCAAATCAAATCAGAGAAGGGAAAACAACTTACTGAAGAAGCTATTACAGAAATGCTGTCCGGCATTGGTGATAGCCTTGCAAAGAATGTAATACCACAGATCGAAGAATTCAGACAAGCTGGCGAAAGGTCGTTTGATACTTTCACTAGACTGAATAATGAATTCTCAAGCCTAACCGCTGGCGCTCAGAACTTGGGCGCATCGGTAGAGTATGCGCGTAAGCTAGTCAGTGAAATGAGCATCACGGCCAGGACTGATTTGGTAGAAGCTGCTGGCGGTATCGAAGCATTGAGTAGTAAAACACAATTCTTTTTCTCGAATTTCTTGACGCAATCAGAACAGTTTGCGGTCAAGTCTAGCGCATTGAATGAAGCACTTGTCAAGCTTGGCGTATCGGCAGATTTAACAGTAGATCAATATAGAAAATTAATCCAATCAACTAGCACAGCGAACGATTTGCGCTTAGGGTTGCTTGATCTTGGCCCGGCATTCTTGGAACTTAGATCTTCTGTTGTTGTCGCAGCGGAAGCTGTAAAGGAAATCAAAGAAGATTTTACAAACTTCTATGCTGATATTTTCTCCGCTGAGCAGCAATCGAACAGTCAGCGTGTAGCATCTGCGATAGATGACATAACCGATTCGATAAAGGATCTGGAAGGGATAGCACAGGAACTGAGCGGAACTGTAAACGAGATCGCGCCATTGTCTGTTGAACAGGCGCGCGGCATTGTAAGCGGTGGGAATCCTAACGATCCACGTTTATCACAGGCGCTGGCAGCATTAAGCGGTCAAAGTTCTGCGGGTTTCGGCAGTTCGTTAGAATTTAACCGTTCTAAGTCACAAAACATTTCTGCCATTAGCAGCCTTCAATCGGTTATAGGGTCGAGCATATCAGGCAAGAATACGGATATAGCAAACCTCATAACTGGTGAGGCAACACAGAAAAAAATACTTGAATCAATCTTACTCGAAAGAATTGGCCGGGCGCCTAGTTTTGATGTTGGTGGCGTAGTTCCAAAAACTGGCTTGGCATTGGTTCATAAAAATGAGCGGGTAATAAACCCACAGCAAAACGAGGCGATAGTTGACTTGCTTAAAATGGTTGTTGATGCTGTGAAAAGTGGCAGTGATTCCAACGATAAATTATATAAGTTATTGAGAAGTATGACTAATAATGGAACTGCATTGAATACGGTGGCGGCATGATAACTACAGATCCGGTTCGGCTTACGATGGCTGACATAACATCATCAACGGTATCTTATCCAGATACTGGTGAGGCGGCATGGTCTGCTGTTGTTACTTATGCCGCTGGTGACACGAAGTCATACCAGATAAATGGTGTTTGGCATAGGTTCGAGAGTAGACAAGGGAGTAACTTGAATCACCTGCCTACAGCTTACCCGGATGATGCGAGTAACTTATGGTGGTTAGATCTTGGATGGGTTAACCAGATAGCAGCATTCCAGCTTGAGCGCAATACTCAGACCATAACAGCATCTCCTTATGTCGTGGCTGTAGATCCTGGCGAAAGATTCGGGGCTATCGGTATCGGTAACATCCAGGCTGATGATGTTTTGCTTGAAGTATATGACGGCGTAACGTTGATACATAGCGAAACTAAAGAGCTTAAGAAGCGTGATGTTTATGACTGGTACTCTTGGACATATGAGCCATTTTATCAAGTGCAAGGAACAATATTTACAGACATCCCGATTAATTCTAGTTACACATTCAGGTTGACTTTTACGGATAGCACAGGAACTGTAAAGGTAGGCTCAATCATTCCTGGCGTGCCTTTGGATATAGGTAAAGCTTTGATCGGTACATCAATTACACGATTGAATTACAGCTTGTTCGAGCGTGACGAATTCGGCGATACACGAATCACAATAAGGCGAAATATACCAAGACTTCAATATACGTTACTAATCGAAAAGGCAAAGATTAACAATGTCATGCGCTTGCTTGACGATCTGAATGGATTGGTGACTTTCTATGCCGGAATTGTGGAAACTGAACATGGCTATTTTGACAGTGTATTCGTGATTGGTCTATATAAAGAAATATCATACCAGCTTAACTTGCCTAATCACGTTAATGCTGCAATCGAGATAGAGGCGTTATGACAATATCATTAATTACAGCAAATCCTGATACATCAAATCCGGCTGACTTTGCGGTACAAGCTGATTTGGCTTGGCAGCAATTGATTGTCGCAATACCTGAAATAAACACGGCGATTGAAGCGTTTAATTTCAATGCCACGAATTCAACCGGCACGACAAGCCTGTTAATCTCCGCAGCAAGCAAATCATTGACGGTGCAAACAGGGAAAAGTTATCAGCCAGGAATGGCGGTAACTATAGCGTACACAACTGACCCATCGCAATGGATGCGCGGGGAAGTTACCTCTTATAACTCTGGAACTGGTGCATTAGTTGTCAACGTTCGTTTTATCAGTGATACGGTAGGCACTTACACGGCCTGGACGATCAGTCAAGCAAGCATCGAATCAAGTGTTTTGGATTCCGAAATTTTGCTGACAACTGGCAATGGGCACGGGTCAACAAATACGCATTGTCGCTTACTTACAACCACTGCCATTAATACTGGCACAGCATTTTCTGTAACTCATAGCGCCACACTCGGGACTTACATAACGATTAATGAGCCAGGTATTTATTCAATTAATGCGGTAGACACTCGAGCGGCTGCTGCTGCCTTGCTTGGTGTTACAAAAAACTCTGCAGATCTTACAAGTTCCGTTGGGGTTGCTGCGAATGTTTTAGTATCGGTTGGTAGAGCTTATCCGGTGAGCGCTTCTGCTGCTGGTTCGAGAGCGCATTTTTACGCAGTTGATCGATTAAATTCTGGCGATATCCTACGTATGCAAGATGCAAATCTGAATGATGGTGTAGGTATAGAGACGCGCTTTTGGGTAATGAAAATCGGAAATGTATAAATTACTGATAAACAGTCCAATTGGCAATCAATATGTAGATCTAATTGATAAAACCGGAAACTATTTTGATCCTGCACGCGTGATTTGGGACGAGCGTATAGACGGCGCTTTACCTGATGTGACTCTCGGTAAAATGAGGCGCAACGGAAAGGCGCTTGAAACTCTATCAGATTATCTTCCCGAGCATTCTGCTTTCTTGGCTACCGTGCAAGCAAGATCAGATTTGCAGACGAAGAAATCACAGCTTGATACTGACACTAAACAGGATGGAGATTTGTCGGTATTGCGTGATATGTCCGGATCACAGATTGATGATTGGTTTGCGGCAAACATTAAAACGGTTAGTGACTCTAGCAAGCTGCTTAAAAAAGTTGTTAAGTCTTTGGTTAAACAGAATTTATTATAGGGGTGTGATATGGGTATTATAAGAAAACATGGCGATCTTGTGGTTGACGAAGATTTAAACACAAGGATCGACGCAACTACCACTGCCGGACAAACTTATATTTGGGAAAACCTGCGGGATAATGCTGTTGCTACTGATACAGACTGGCGCTTATCTAGGATCACTGATGCGACAGGTAACTTGATATGGGCGAATGGTTCAAGCAAGTTCGATAAGCAAGCTAGTCTCGCACCAACAACTTATACCTTTACAGTTTAAGGCGGTCAAATGTCATTCTTAGCAGATTTTTTAAAGAGACGCAAGTCGCTGCGGATAGTTCAGCATG